GAAAAAATTTTTTAAAAAATTTTTTGCACCTTTAAAGATGTTTGATTAACTTTTTTACAGGGTCTGACAATATAAATCAAGCATATATATACATATATTAGGATCCCTTTTTATTAAATAAGGGGGTACGGTACTTCGTACTCTCAATTTTTGGGGTCGAATTGGTACCTCTATTCAAGCGCGCAAGGTACACGGATCACGCGCATAAAAAAAGGCGCCCTTGTTTAAGGGCGCCTTGATACTGATTAGATTATTTTAGATCTATTTTATAAATCTAATTTTTTTGATGCCTCGACCATTTTTATAGGGGATGACCTCGTACGGCGTCGGGCTTTCAATACCCGTCTTTATGGCCTCGATGATGTAGGTTTCCCAATGGGTCGCGAGTACGTGATCGATGGCGCTTGATTTTGGTTTCATCACTGACGGCGTCGACCATTTGAGAGATCGATCTCGCATCATCTTATCTTCATCCGATAAATAAATTTTACTCATATTTCATTGTCCTTTGTTCATGTTTAATTTATTTTCAATAATTTGAAAATATAACTTGATTTATAAATTAATTTAATTTAAATGTAAAGGATAATAAAGGACAAATAACTATGACAAATGAAACAATAACCACGTTTTTAGGACGTGGGCAAAAAGAAGGGCGATTTTTAATTAGCGATATTGCTAAGTATGGTTGCTCGGGTGGGGTTGCGGGTTTGACCTATTACAAGGAAACTTGCGCCTTTTATGATAAGCACAAAGACGAAATTTGGGATCTTCTTTACGATATGAGTGAAGACCAAAATTTCTCAATTCCATTTTTAATCAGTGATTTTAACGGCGCACGTAATGTGAGTTGTGAGGATACTTTTAAAAATCTTCTGGTCTGGTGGGCGGTTGAGCATGTTGCTCGAGATATTGAAAATAGCGCTGAAGACGAGCGCGAGACCACCCTCGAGAAAATGGATAAATTTGATCAAATCGATCACTTAGAGCGTCGGGCTTTGCTCGATGCCCAAATGAACGGGGAAGAGTAATTTTTAATTTTGAGCCGTGCGCCATTGCTCACGGCTCATGTTTACGGGGTCATAGTTTATGCCTGTACCTATGACCCCGTAAACATTTTAAAAATAAGATTTTATTTTTATTTTTATTTCACAAGGCACAAGCTAAAAAATCAACTAACAAGCGCGCAAGCGGAAAATTTTACAAAAACAACGCGCAAGCGGTCATGGTCAATGAGCCATGAAACATGAATTTAAAAAAGTTTTACAAGGACAACGGCTCACGGCCTTTTGCAAGTTAATAACCCTCGCGCAACGGGGTCAAATCAAGCCAAAATTTACAGAAATAATATATAAATCAATACTAATTGATAAAAAGGTATGACAATTTTTTAAGGTTATTTAACAATCTAAACAGTAGTTTTCATGGTGTCTATAATCAGCCCTTAACGGCGTTAAACACTTGAAACAATACCCCCAATAATTTTTATATTGCCCGTCTATTTTATGAGTAATTTTAAAAAATTCTCTTAAATCTTTAATTTTCATCTTTTTAAAATCGGCTATATTTAAGTCGGGGTCATTTTCAACCATAGCCAAAAAGTCTTTTTTATTTAATAAAATTGAATTACTTTTTAATTCTTTTGTATTCATCATATAATTTCATTAATTTATAACTGTCGCATTTTTCAATAAACTTTATTAAGTCACGGCGCATAATTTTACGCTCTTCATAAGCCCGTTGTCTGTTGCCGTCAATTACTTCAAAATGTTCCTCTTTTAATTCGGCCATTTATTCCGCCTCTATTATTTTTAAATGTTTATCTAGCCACAACTTAACCTTAACCCGCGATACTTCATCAAGATTTAATTCTGGTATTTCAGCATATAAAGATTTCAATAATTGAGCCTTGCCCCTAGTTGATGAAACAGCGCTAGTCATAGCGTATGATTTACCCGTCATATATAATAATTCCTGTAAATTTTTATCCATTTTATTGACCCTCTAATATTTGTTTTCTAGTTGAATTCATTGGAATTAATTCAACCGCATATTTTTTTGCTTTCTTTAAAACTTCGTTAGCCTCTTTTTTTGTAATATTATTGACCGCGCATATACTATTTTTATCAACCCATTTATTTGTCTTATGATAAGCAATTAAAACATTATGGATAGCAAAAGAAATATTTTTGTCGGGGTCTAAATCAAACATACCTAAAAAATTGTTATCTTTTTTCATTTTATATTATCCTTTATTATTTCTGTATATAGGGGATAATAGTTTATTATCCCCTATTGTGTCAAGTGTTAATTACTTATTTGTTTTAAAGTACTAGGGTTTAAAGCTATTGAAAGCATAGAAGACCCGCTTTGCAATGCCTCGTTAAGATCAACCGACTTAGCCGTTAAATTCGGATAAGATAAAGTCAATAATAGATTTTTAACTTGACCGTCAATTGTGTCTAATTCTTGACCCTCTTTTGTTGATTTTCTAAATTGTTTTGTTAACTCTTCACGGCAAATTTTCTCTAATTTTCCGTTGAAAGTATCGAAGTCGTTATCATAACTACCCCAATAAACATCCCAACCGTTAACTTGAGATTGACGTTCGCAAATGGCCTCGACTTTTTTGGCCTTAGATTTAACGTTATCTTGTAAAGCTTGTAATTTATTTTCAATAGACCGTTGAAAATTTTTTAATTCAATACCCGCTTTTTTTAATTCCTCTAAATCTTTTTTTATTTTAGTCTCTTTTAAAAATAGCTGATATTTTTTGTCAAAAACTTCATCAACTTTATTATCAAGCGCCCTATTCAATTGTCTCTTTTTTTCGGCCGTCTCTTCTTTAATTATCTTCTCATACATCTTTATTTTTTTATCCGAGAAAATAACTTGTTTGTATGTGTCTTCTTTTTTCATTTTATATTATCCTTTTGTTATTGTTTATTTATTATTTATCCCTCATTATCCTATTGACAAATAGAAGTCAAGCCATTATATATAAAAATGTTATTGTCCTAACCCCCGTTAATTATGAGTTAGCGGGGACACAATAACAAAATGAAAGCAATAACTAACAAGGACAAATAATTATGAAATATAAATATAAACCACAAAAAAAGCTTTTGGGGTCTTCAACCTATAAAATGCAAAAATCGGGTAAGTTTAAATATTTAAGTGAAATTTTACACTTAGCCCCGTCTAATATTGGGGGCGTTAATATATGCGCTAACGCTAGCCCCGTTTGTATTGACTTATGTTTAAACACTAGCGGGCGGGGACAAATGACAACCGTACAAAAATCAAGATTAAACAAAAAATATTATTTTTTAGCGGACAGGCAAAAATTTCTAAATCATTTAGATTATGAAATTAAACTAAGTTATGCGCGGGCAAAAAGAAAAAAATTAAAATACACCGTTAGATTAAACGGCACCGCCGATTTACCATTCGAGCGTTATAGATTGGAAAATGGTAAAAACTTAATGGAAAATAATCCCGATGTACAATTCATAGATTATACAAAGGTCACAAATAGATTAAATAAAAAGAATAAAATACCAAAAAATTATAACTTAACTTATTCACAAGCGGAAAATAATCTAGAAGACGTTAAAAAAGTTTTAAAAACTAATTACAACGTTGCAACGGTTTTTAGAAAAAAACTACCAAAAACATGGTTTGGCCGTAAAGTTATTGACGGGGACAAACACGACTTGAGGCACTTAGACCCCAAAAAAGTTATTGTTGGTTTACGGGCTAAGGGTAAGGCTAAAAAAGATTTTAGAGGGTTTGTTCAAGATGTATAGAAAATTAATGAATTTGTATAAGGTGCTTAATCGATGAAGTACGGCTTTTATATAAATGGGCGATACTGTAATCCCGCGTTGCTAAAGAACAGGAACCAACAGGCGCAAGCGCAAGCGTCTGTTGGGATTAAGATACAAGCTAAACCAACAAGCGCACAAGCGAGGACAAAATGAAAATAGATAAAAACTTAGTGATTGATTTCATAGATATATTGGCAGATGAAAACCCAGATGCCCCAACCTATCAAAATCAAACTTTTTATACGAGTAATGAAAAAAGATTAAGGTGGAAACTTAATGATTTAGATGATGAACTTTATAAGAACAATAAGTTTTATCAATGTTTCAATATCGACAATCTTGAAATCTTGAGACCTAATGAATGGGACGAATTATCTAAAATGAGTTTTGATGAAATGTTTAAATTAGTTAATGATAACAAGTGGGATTGGTTAGGCGAGGATTTTGTTGATATGCAAGATTATTTAAGTTTTATTGAAACACATGATCAAAATATTTTTTTTACCACAAATATAGCTAAAGATGATGAATACATGGATATTTTTTTACATGATATCTCTATGTACAACGATAAAGAAAAAGAAATATATAAGAAAGGTCTAATAGAAGGGAGTGCGAGAAAATGAAAATACTAGAAGATCGTAAACCAATGGAACTTAAAAACATAAAGCAATTAATCGCAAACGTGTATTGGGATTTAACGAGAGATATAGAACAAATGGACACTAGAGATATATATTATGAGGTCGGCTATATGGTCTCTTTATGTGTTGCAATCGGCAAGCGGAAAATAGGCCAAAAAATTTATGACAAATTTATGTTAAAATAACAAGCGAGGAATAAATGACAATAGACAGAATAGAGAAAGAAATAATTAAAGCCATAAGAATAGAAGACAAACAAATTATGTTTTTAACTCAAGAAGATAAAAGATATTTAAAGAGTTTAGAAAATTTTACAAAAAAACTTTTTAAAGAATATAAGGAAGGGGAATAAATGAAAGACAAAAACTTTGATATGGCTTGTCAATTAGCTGATGATTTATATTTTAAATTTATGGACAATTTAAGTGATGATATTGTCAGCGAATTTGTAATTGATGATAAAGATAATATAGGTGGCACAAAGAACACGGAGAAGGGTAGCGATTTATATTGGCAAATAGAAGATACAATTAAACAAGCATTAGATAAACAGGGGGACAAATGAAAAATATACTAGTAGCGTTTGAGTGTACTGTTGGTGAATACCAACATATTGATTATAAACTTTTTAATAAGAAAAAAAGTGAATGGGGGTACTGCAAAGAATTTTGGGGTATTAATAAAAAAGATAGCAATTGTTTAAGTGATAATACATTTTGGGACGATCACATGGAACGTTCTATTTCAGTTTATTCTGAAACAGAAATAAATAACGAGCAAACAAAAACCTTAAAAGATTTGGGGGTAATATACTAATGAGCAAAAAGATACAAAAAGATTTAAAAGACGATTTTATATGGGCATCTGGTCATTATCTTTGTACACACTTACCAGAAAATTTTGATGTGTGGTCAGATACCAAGCTAGATAATTTTTTAGAGGCAAACGCGTGGGAGCCTTTGGAACATTGGCCTGCTGAGGATATCTGGGAACAGATTCAAGACTTAGCATTAAGTGTTAACGAATACAAAAAACCATAAGAGGTAAAAATGAAAGAATATATATTTTGGCAAGAAGTTAAAAAATATGTAAGAGAAGAATGTGTAATTAAAGCCAATTCATTAGAAGAGGCAACAGAAATTCATAATGACGGCGGTGCAGATTATAAAGAGGTGCATTGTTTTGATGATGAAATAATAGATGAGGGAACAGATGAAAATAGAAATAACGGAAGAGGATATTAAAAACGGAAACCCTTGTGATAGCGAGGGTTGTGCTGTGTCTCAAGCATTAAGTAGGTATTTCAATACCTACGCGGTGAGTACTTCTATTAAAAAATGGAAAGTTTTTATTACAGTTAATGATCAGCCTTATTTTGTAGATAAAAAAGATAATCAAAAAGTTGTAAATTTTATTTACGCATTTGACAATTTAGATTTTCAAGATAACGCGGTACCACCAAAACCAATAACATTTAAACTTAATCAATAAGGTAGAACATGAAAATAGAAGTTAAACAAAAACATATAGACATGGCGCCCAAGCTATTCAGTAAAGGTGTAAATGCAAAAGAATGTTGTCCAATCTCATGCGCAATACAAGAGAAGTTTCCAGACAAGCTTGTATCAGTTGGATGGTGTAATGAAGTTGATAGCAATAAAATGTTTCATGAATTTTTTTATATATCAGTATCTGATCCCGATAATGATTATGAAGAGATTATTTATAGTGACGATAAAATATCTAATCTAGAAAAATGTTCGAACTTTGCTGAAAAATATGATAATGGTGATGAAGTTAAACCATTTGAATTTGAAATAAAGTGACACATACTTTCAGACATCCAAGCTATTACGCTGAACTTAAAAAACAAGATAAGAAGTCTCAAGCGCCAAGCGAAGACAATAAAGAAATACAATCGGATAATGAACAAGCGAGAGGCTCAAGCGAAGATGACAAACCAGAATCGGCAAGCGCAAGCGCGTGACGTCCTTCAAATAATAAATGTTTATCTTTATGCTCTACAAGAATAAAAGTATTTTTAGGATGCTTGACGTGAAATGCTATTTGGTGCGGGGACAGGCGAACCTTATTACCCTTTGCAACTTTTAATTCTACTGTGAAAAAGTAGCTGTTATCATTATACCCCAATAAATCAGGAGTCCCAAGTAGACTGTAATTTTCAATTCGAATCCAACTAATAGTTTTAGAACTGTTTTTAACTCGCTTATAAAGTTTTGTTTCTGGTGCCACAGGTTCATTAATAATCCTTCTGAAGTTTATCTGGTAAGATAAGACTCGAAGGTTTCTCAGTTTTCAATACTAACCGATGCGCACTATGACCTGGCTGACCAATAATCGGAGTGGAATTTTCGTGTACTTCCATCCTTCTTATTGCATGAAGTTTGCCTCTTATCTCTACATAGATGACCGCGTTTTTTACTGCGTCGGAGCCTTCTGTAAAGTTATTAAGATACAATTGCAAGTCTTGTACTCTCATGAATCTTCTATCTCAACTTACTTGAAATATCCTCTATCACTTTTCTATAGCCTTGCAACAAATTTTTATTTTTTATGTCTTCAGAAACATATTTCTTTAAATCAAAGATTTCTTTTCTTTGGACTTCAGTCAGTTTTTTGTAGCCATCTAGAGTTTCTTTCAGACTAGCGATTTCTTTTTCTAGTTTTTCTAAATCTTTCATTATTGACTTTATAGGATAATTGTCCTAAATTGTCAATGTTTTATAAACATTAAAACTCTTTGAAGGGGTGGCCATTCGTGGCTACCCTAAAAAAATTATGGGTGTACCAAAAAGACTTACAGAAATGCAAAGGAAGTTTGCTGAGATACTTGTCTTTGGTGACAAAGATGGTAACGCAGTAACAAAAACAGAGGCCGCAAAATTAGCGGGTTTTAGTCCTAACAGATCACGTCAAGAAGGATATGAACTAACCAATCCTAGAATTCATCCGCTAGTAGTCGACTACATTGGCAAACTAAGAGAAGAAAAATTACAGAAATACTTGGTAACATATGAAGATCACGTAGCAGAATTAGCTCGTATCAAAGAATTGGCATTAAAGAAAAACTCTTTCTCATCAGCAGTAAATGCAGAAACAAACAGGGGTAAAGCCGCAGGATTATACATAGATAGAAAAATTATTAAGACAGGTAAGCTTGAAGATATGTCTGAACAAGAATTAGAATTGAAAATGAAACAAATATTAGAAGATTATGCACCATTATTAGATGCAAAAACTATTGAAGGCGAGTCTGATGTTATATCTTCTGAATCTTCTTCACCCATTGACGAGGAATCATCGTCCGATCTCCAAAAGTAATACCATCTTCATCTTTGTCATAAGATGCAAATAACTTTATAGATTCTTTATCCTTAGAATACAACCAACCTTCATTAATAGGTTTGGCTAATTTCATATTATCGAACTCTTTATCAGTAGCCCAGCCCGAATCGCTCACACAATCAATCCACTCCACTCGGACTTTCGGAAAAGGTATATCGGGAGTTCCAGTTGAGGCAATGCTTTTTCTTCTTTTCTTGGGCATAGGCCTCTATATCACCCCTATAAGAGATATACCAGATAAATCACCTATTGATTTTTCCAAAAATGTCTCCTGGTAGGCACCACTGTACTAATTTCACTGTAACCTGACATAAATTTATGTCACTAAAACAGTTTCTGTCACTAATTTTGTCACGTATTATTGTTGTATACCAACACTTATAGCTCAAAATGACAAAAAGACAAAAATTTTTCATGTTTTTTTTTAATGCATCACATTTATCTGTGACATCTCTTATATGATGTCTGTGCCTTATTCTTGCCACATTACAGCTACAATATAGCCATGGTTCATGTTCCTTGTTCCATGCTTTGTATTCCACACCTCGTGATCAACTAATCTTTATTAGATATATCCTCTTCAAAAAGACCCTTTAAAGGCACCTGAGCCTGCTCCTTTTCGTCATTTATCAGTTCATGGTACATATCCAGTCGTTTTAAGAATTTATGCTTCCATTGCCTTAATTCATGATCCATGAACTTAAACTCTTGGAAATATAAGTCAGGTGTACATACCATTATGATACCTTGTTGAATCTTGGATCCATATACATAATCATGAGCCATGCAATAAGCCGCAATTTGTAAGTAATAATCCTCAATCCATTCTATTTTCTTAGGTCTATTAGACTGTTTAAAGTCTATTATCGTATCCATTCCATTATGACTACAGACGAGGTCAGTACTCCCAGCGTAAAGCCCAGGATAATACAACGTGACTTCCGATCCGTACCACTCTTCCACTGGCGCAAGGCCCACTTCAATAACTTTTTGGGCCATGGCTTTCGCCTCTTGTCCAAGCCCCGTAAGATCGTCGTAACCAATTCCTTCCACATAGCATTCGAGAAACTTGTGCATACTGGTACCCCGCTTACTAGATAGATTCTTGATCTCTTCTGCTCGTTTTTCTCCAACTTTGGCCTTCCACTTCGTTAAAAAATCTTGATTTTTGGTGGCCCCTAATATCGTAGTGACTGAAGGAAGTCTATATTTATCTACTTCATAGACACGTTTTCCTGTTTGTTCATCAGTGATTTGTTTACCAGAAATATATTGAAACTTTTCTTTAAAAGGAATCTTACGTCCTATGTTGTGGTATTCTTGAATATCTTTATCATCCATCATATTAATTTAAATATAAATATTGTTATAATTAACAAACCAAATATCTCTGTATAGGTATTCATAATTTTTTCTTGAGTTCTTTTACATACTCTTCATTTTCTTTTTGTCTTCTCTTCTCTAAAATGTCAGCATGTTTACCCCAAGCCCATGAGTTTAATCTTCCAGACCATTTCATAATAAAATGTAAGGTTTCATATACAAATTTATCTAGCATTTGTTTGTCTCCATTGTTTATATTTATCTAAAGATACAATGTTATTGTTGTTGGTTGTGGCCCATTCTGTCTTTGAATAATGTTCAATAATTTTAGTTATTTTATCCAACTTAACGTGAGCAAAGGGCCAAATTAATAAACACACATAATACGCATCTCTAAAGGTACAACGCCATCGGTATTGCATTAAGTAGTTTGAACCATCAACTCGTTTACCTTTTCTAGGTTTTTTAGTTACGGTTCCAACACCTAAAACACTATGAAGCCATAACAAAACACTCTCATCGGTCATAGATATTTCCATACTGATACGCATACAATCATAGGTTCCTGATCTTTTCTTTTCTGGATTTCGTTTAAAATGAATTGATCCTTCGCCATCAAACAATCCCGCAATATAAGCGGCTTCATTTTCATGTATCATAAATTAAATCCTCGTCTTTCTTTTTAGGTTCTAGATAAATCTCGCCTTCAGATTCACAGATCCAACATTGTCTTACTTCATTTGTTTCATCATCAATTCTTATATATCCATTGCCCCTGCAGTTTTTACAAATTATCTTATTTTCCATTCATCTTTCCATTCATTTTCTTTACTTTTTCGTTTACCACCGCTTCAATAGTTTTAGCTACAGAAAGCTTTACGTCGGGTAATATAACCTTCGACAACTTCTCTAAAGTAGAGTATGTTTGTTTGGTTAGTGAGACGTTTCGATATTTAGTCATGTCTGTCATGTTCGTTTCCTTTCATAATGAAAAAACAATATAGATAATTTTAAGGGATTGTCAATGATAAAAGTTTTTATTTTCACTCTTGCGATATGCAGTATGAGTTATCAACAGTGTAAAGTTGTAGATGAGGCAACAATATATTTTGACAATTATAGAGATTGCGCTCTTCATGGCTATGAATATTCATACAAACTTTTAGAAGTATTTGATCCAGAAGTCTTAACAAAAGAACTAGTGTATACTAGGTTTACTTGCAAAGAAATTGAAACAAGTTGACATTGTGGCAAAATTTTGATATAGGGGGTTCTATCTTCTCACCATACCTACCCTTATATTTTCCCCTCTTTATAAGTTAGGGGTAGGTGCGTTTACATTTTAGTAGGGTCTTGTATACAAGTGTGTCCAAATAATGTCCCTGATCCATTGTTCATGATCCAAAGGTTTAATTCAGAATTATAATAAGCAACCGATTCTCTAATCTTCTGGGCCATGTTCAAACAATCGAGAAGCGTAATAGGTTCCGTTAAAACGATCACTTCTTTTATAACAACGCTGTCCGCTTGGATGATAAACAGGACTAAGTAATGTACGATTTCGTTCATTCCATTCCTCTATACGTTTGTACCATTGTTCTTTATATTTTGGATCCTTAGTTTGGTTCCAAAGATTAGCGGCTTTTTCTATTAGATCTAACGTCGACATAACGTCTGGTTCCCCATTTGATAATATTGTTTAGTCCATGGGCCTTGATACTTAAATCAACTCCATAGGGTTTCCAAGCTTTCTTAACGATATTTAATTCAAGTAAAAGATTAGACCACTGTTTAGCAGTGATACCTTTTACTTTTATTTTTATTTCTTTCTCTTTCATCATTAGTTCAACGTCCTTGTATCTTGGTTCTCCATTTTATCAGGCAGATCTCCATCCATCATATTTTTAATAGAAGATATAAGTTCAAGTTTTGCGTATTTATACTCAGAATCTTGAGACTCTTCAAATTTTAAAACCCGACTCCAAAACATTAGAAAGTATGTAAGAAAAGTTCCGTTCGCGTCACGGCCATCAAATATTTTTGAGATCTTATAACAATCATCATCAATTCGATCTTGTATATCTCCTTGAAGATCATACCATTTTTTATCTTTTACAGACAGTTTTGTTCGTTTAGCCATTTGTCTAACTCCTTCCTTGGTTCTTTTGATTCAACGATTCTTTCTACAAGTACCGCTGCTTTATGAGCCGTTCTAGCAATAGACGGTTCAAACAATTCAGACTCGTATAAGTTATTTATTATTTTTTCTTTTTTATTCCAGATCATACTAGCTCCTTTCCTATAACTTGAAATTGTTCAAGAACATTTCTAAGTAAAGGTACATTTCTAGTACCATATCTTTTTATAAAAAGTTTTTTTAACTTTTTTGGATGAGTAGATTTAGCAATCATTTGCTTTGTCCACGTATAATAGTCTAATTTATATGCCATATTTATCCTTTCGTTATTTATAATTTAAATATAGGATATTACAGGATGTTTGTCAACGGCCTTGTCGATTATATTTTTTGTGGTCTCTTTTCTCACTTTTTGATAGTGATTTTTTAT